TGAATTATTTGACGAGTTAATCTCTAATTTAACACTTGTAGAGAGATTGAAGTTTTTAAAACAACTAAATAAAAACGATATTGATGGTGCTAACGATGACGATTTAGTTTTAAAAGTTTATAAAAGTATTATAGATAGACGAAAACAAGAAAAGAAAGAGAAACCTAAAAAAGAGAAGAAGGTAGATATTTCTACAATTTTAGGGGGTGGAATTAAAACAATTAGAGAGAGTGAAGTTCATCCTTTAACATTAGGGGGTATAAATCATTATTTTAAGAATGATAAATTTTATCAAGGAACTCATATGTCTAATGCTTTACCGAAAAAATTAAAGAACCAAGCAATAATTATTAATTTAGAAGATATAGAAACAAACGGCAACGGTACTCACTGGGTATGTGCGTTAAATAAGAACGGACAGAACTATTACTACGACAGTTTTGGTGTGCCACCTGATGATGATGTATTAGAAATGTTTAAAAATAGTGGAGGTAAATCTTACTATAATGATTCACAGCAGCAAAAAATAGAATCTATTCGTTGCGGATATTTTTGTATATATGTTATTAATAAAATTTTTAAAGATGGTTGGACTGTTAAGAAGACACTTAACAGTATGGGAGATGAACCGAGTAATAAAAATGAGGAGTTAGTAGTAGAAGATGTTAAGGATGCGGAAGATTAAATAAAATCTAATTATATATATATATAATAGTAATGAGCGGAAACACTTACCCCTTTGGATATGTAGGTCCTCTTTATGGTATTGATTTTAATAATGCCAATAAACTGAATTCTATACCAATAGACACCGCTACACCATCAAATAATGCGGTATTACAATATAACTCTACAACACAAACATATGAACCAAAAAGTAGTGTAGTATTTGATGACATAGAACAAACTAATCCAGTATATAATTTTATGGAATGTGGTAGCACTGGGGCGCAAACATTATCAAATAATGCCGTTTCATCTTTAACATTTTGGGGAGTAAGCAATTTATTAGGTCCGGCAATTGTTAAAGCCGATGTTGTAGACCCGTTAGACAATGCTTACGATTTTATAGTTTTAGAAGATGGTATTTATTCCGTTGAAACAACAATCACATTCAGTGCTAATCCAAATGGCGAACGAGTATTAATTATTTATATTCAAGGTTCCAATAAGGGGCACGAGTTGGATTCTGCGACTGCGCCAAATGCTAAACGAATGCACTGCTCTGCTCGTGATTTTATGACAGCGGGAGATAGAATAAGAATCGCAGCATTTCAAAACTCTGGTGGTAATTTAAGCGTAGGAAGTAGTGCAGGGTTAAATCGTTTAACGATTTTTAAAGAACAATAATTTATATTAATTTCTATGTATTAATATATAGAAAATAATGGCAGGAAATACATATCCATTTGGTTGGGTAGGACCTCTTTACGGTTTAGATATAGGCAACGCCACAAGTATTCAAGGTGCGGCAGTAGACCCAGCACCAACAAACGATGATATATTACAATATAATGCTGGTAATAATACTTGGGAAAATAAAAACATCGGCGAGGTTTTAGAAATAACGGGCAGTGATAACCAAGTGATGCGGTATGACACTGACACTGGTTTCATCCAATCATCTAATTTAATAATAACAGATACAGATAATTTAACAGGTGTAAATACTTTACAAGTAAACGAATTAGATGGACCCGCAGCGGGTATTACAACCGCCACAGATATAGACGCGGGAGCGAATAAAGTTAAATCAACGGCAGTCCCCGCAGCGAATGATGAATTAACAAATAAATTATATGTAGATGGAGAAGTAGCCGATAAAGTTGATGGTCCTGCGGTTGTGGTAGATACAGCATTAGCAATATATGATGGGACAACAGGTAAAATTATAAAAGGTTCTTCTATAACAATACCAGCACCTGCTGGTAATGGTATGGATTTTAATAATGGCGATTTGATTAATCTGCGTAATCTTTTAGTAAGGGATATAACTCCACAGGATGCTTTACCAGCGACTGGCATAGATATAAATGGTAATTTAAATGTAGGGACTAATTTCGTAAATAATAGTGCCGTGCCTACAAATAACGACCATTTAACAAATAAATTATATGTGGATGGAGAAGTAGCCGATAAAGTTGTAGGACCAGCAAGTGTTGCTGATACCCGTATATGTGTTTTTGACGGCACTACTGGGAAATTGATAAAACAGGAAAATATTAATATTTCTGGGACTTTATTAGAGGGCTTTGATGATATCGGTAATCCCTCGCGAATTGAAATTGGAAATGATTTATATATGTTTGAAAATGATATAGCTGCGGTAGCTGATTTAGGCGTAGATAGTATTACCGCAAATACTGGCTCAGTAATCACATTTAACAATAAACCTCAAAGTAGCACAGCACCATCTGTAAACGACGATTTAACAAATAAATTATATGTTGATTCAGTTGTAGGAAATTTATATTGTATGATTGCTGACGGTGCTACTGTAAGCGATGGAGACCCTGAAACGAGTTTATTAGCATCAGGTGTTGGAGATTCCGTAGGAACTTTAACAGTTCCAGCGAACGGCTTTGCGGTAGGAGATGCTTTTCATTTTGTGGTAGCAGGTGATTGTGTTTTTGACAATAGTAATGAGATTACATTAAAGTTAAACAATAGTGGCACACTTGCTTCAATCACAATGGAATTAGAGGATACAACTGGTACCACAAGTTGGGAGCTCGAAGCTGATTTTGTTATAAGAAGTATCGGTTCATCAGCTTCTATTATCACAAATTTTGATTTTACATTTAACAAGAAAGCTTTAAAAGACTTCAAGGGTGTCAGGAATGTCGTTGTTTCATCCATAGATACAACTGTTTCTAACACATTAGATATTACTGCCGAATTTACAGTAGCGCCCCAGACTTCAAGTATTACCGCTAAATTGGCATATCTTAAACGAATGCATTAAATATTTTACCGCTTAGCGGATATAATTTTACCGCTTAGCGGATATAATTTTAAAAATTTTAATAAAAATATATTAAAAATATATTTTAATCAAACCATCCAGCGTTAAATTTCCATTCCCTTTCCTCCTCACTATCACTAAAATCATCACTATCAAAACTATAATATGATTCGTCCCTGAAATCATATTCACATTGAAAAAAAACTTTAACACAACTTATTATATCGTTTAATTCTTGTTTACTGTAATGGTCAAATTCACGGTAATCATCTAAATCAATGTCGCATTCTCGTAGGTATTCAAATACTTTGTCTGTTGCTGATATAGAGGTATAGCCATTTTTTAGCTTCGTGGTTATTGTAAAATCTTCCCACCTGCGATTATTGAATTCTCTAATAGTTCTATAACAGTACTTTTTAGTATATTTTACTTTCATAGAATACCCGTTTGATTCCGTATTTTCATATATTTTTTTATGGTCGCCATTCATTTTATAGTAATCATCAGCTGGGTTAATTTGTTTAACCACCTCGTTAAACTTATCTTTATTTCGTTCAGTAATAACATAGTTTTTGATAATGTTCATAATGTCTTGGCAAATCATAATATAATATGTGAAAGAAATATATTAAAAAAAATAAATCAATTTTTTTTAAAATTTTAATAGAAATATATTAAAATTTTAATAGAATATATAGAATTAGTCTAAAAAAAGAGATTTAGTGGAGGCAAATGGGTTTAGTGGAGGCAAAAACAAAAGTCCCCCGTGGGAAAAAAAATTCTTAGAAAAATTACGATTTTGCCTCAACTAAATCCATTTGCCTCCACTAAAATGGATAATAAAATATTTTGATATCCCGTCCAAACTTTACGCCTAAATTATGTAAAACTCGGCACCCCCGCGCGACCCTCCGCCGATTTTATCAAGAAACTCCCCATAAAAATTTGCCTACCCCCAAAAAATGGATAATAAAATATTTTGATATCCGCTAAGCGGTGAAAAATTATGTAAAACTCGGCACCCCCGCGGCACCCTCCCGCGAATGTATCAAGAAACCCCCCATAAGAATTTGGTTTTATGCCATTTTTGGATTAGTTTTATACCGTTTAGCGGTAAAAATGGAATAAATTAATTAATT